AATCGCTGGGCCTCCGAGGCAAACTGGTACGGATCGTACTGTATCTGAGCGATCCGCTCCGTTTCGAGCAGTTTGATCAGTAGTTCAACCACCGTCTTGTGGATATTGACCGGCGGGGTGAAGATCTTGCACCCCCACAGATGGTACTGGTTGCGAAAAGGGTGCTTGTAGACCGCCGCCACGGCGGAAGTGTCCCTCTTGGTGGCTATATCGACGCCTATGTGAAGGATCGGGTCTTCGATCAGCATTTTTTAAACTCCGCCATCGGATATAATGCCGCTTGCGGCACGAAAAAGGCCGGACGCCCGGTGTCGGTGCGCCAGTGCTTCAGATGCTTGCCCTCGAACCCCTGTATCCAACCCCGTATTTCATATTCGGGGGCTAATCCGGTGACGAGCAAGAAAACATCCTCGTTCAAGTCGCTTTTATGGAGGATGAGTGACCCATCGGGGTAATGAGTCGTTCGCACTTGGTGCGCACCGACATCCTTGGCCTTGAAGTCCCCCAACGAACCGGACCAGTAGATACCCAACGCCTTGGCTACCGCCGCCTCACCACAGGCCCCCTCTATATTGAGCGACCAGCCGACAGAGGCGTCCGCCCCATGGCGATTTCTACGCCCATCGCGGAGGTTGGTGCATTGACGCATACACCCCACATTCGCCGCTTGGTACAGTTCGGAAGGGGTCAGATGGACCTTCATCGGATGATCATCCTCCCCCGTGTAGTCATATCGCGGGCCAGCGGTCCGTAGTCTGGATGATGTAGCAAGTTCTTTAGTTCAACGCGCTCTAAGTGCCGGTCGTGGGAACCCACCGTCCCATGATCGGTGGTGTTGACCAGCGACAGAGGGTAGTCATGCTGCTGGAAGTGAAGCAGACCGTCGAATTCGGGTAACGCCATCCACACGCTGGCCTTGACCACCGGATTGGGCGAAGCGACGAAGGGATACCTTGGCTTGCTTTCGACGCGGATGATCTGCTCCGGTATCGCCTCACCAAAGGAATCGTTGCCCCGCACCAGATAGTAGGCCCCTATTTCGACCTGTCCGGTCCGTTCGGGTCCAAAACGAGCCACCTGTATCGCCGTTGTCATTGCCCGTCCTTTATCCGTGTGCCCAGCCAGTAGGCGATCTGCGGTACGATGGCGTTTCCAAGTCCTCTAAGACGGTCCACCCTGTCGGGTATCCCATTAGCCACTCTACCCACGTCGGGTTCAACGAGCCAGTGATCGTTATTGCCGTCTTGCCATTTGCCCCGCCTTTCTTCCAAACCGCAGTCGCGAGTCCGTCGCCCGATGTCTTGCTTGCTCCCTTGCGGTTGTAATTGCCGCACACTGTCGGTGTGGGCCATTGCGTCTGCTCCGCCTTCGCCACCTTGACCCACAGCGACTCCTTGGTGCCGGTATGATCCGTTTCCATTTCCCAATCCGTCACCGTCCCGTGCTTCGCCTCTTGCGCCAGCGGGGTAGGCCACCGCACCGCCTGTTCCCTGGCTTTTACTTGACTCGTCAGATTCGGGTACCCGTTCTTCCTGTCGTTCTTGCGCTTGCCGTTCATCCTCCGTGCGAAGTTTTCCTGTGACTCCTCCACTTCCAACACTCGCGGGGTAAGCCACTGCACCGCCTGTTCCAGCCCCCGTTGCATGATCTGTCCCGTCTGCTTGTTGTAGAAGCGTTGATGGAAGTGCGCTGGTGGGTTGCCGTCCTTGTCCACCACCTCCACATTCTTGAACCCCGGATTCTGAGCCGCAGGGGTAGGCCACAATCCAGAGGCGTTGTCGGAGGTGGGGTGCTCCGACATCGTTAGCGGATATAACTCCCCATTCCGCATCATACCCGATTTCGGAAAGCGATCCAAGAACTCGATCGAATCCCCGAATAAAGAGGTTTGGGACGTTCTCCACGATGACGTATGGGGGTCGTAACTCGCCCACGATGCGCCGCATTTCCCACCAAAGACTCGAGCGTTCACCGTCCAACCCCGCCTGTCTGCCCGCAAGACTGATGTCCTGACAGGGAAAGCCGCCGCAGATCACATCGACGGGTTCGAGGTTGTGGAGTCCGCAGTCGCAGACATCCGTGAAACGCGCCACATCGGGCCAATGCTTCGCTAAAACCTTGCGGCACCATTCGTCTTGCTCTACCTGCCAAGCGATATCGTAACCCGCCCAGGAAAGGCCGAGGTCGAAACCGCCAATACCGGCAAACAAGGAACCGACCCTCATACAAGGAGACCCTCCATCCGGTTTTTCAACCCCTCTACCTCACCCCGCGCCACCAGCCCATCGTAGAGTTCCATGTCGATGTAGGATTCCAACCCCGTTGTCCAGCGGTTCTCCCAGATACGCAGATACTCCGATGCGCGGCCCTTGAGTGCGGGGTCGCTTTTCGCCTGTTCCATGAACTCCGCAGTGTGCCAAGGCATACGCGCCTCATGGTCCCAGTAGACACACGTCTTATCCTTTATATAGAGGGGCAAGTCCTCCATGTGGCGCACCCGCTCACCCTTGGGTTCACCGTTCTCATCCGGCTGGACGATCTCCTCGTAGATGTTCCACAAGAGTTCACTCTCGCCATACCACCCCGCATAGGTCACGATGAAGCGTATCGACTCGGTCAGTCCCCCCACACCACGGGGCAAGGGCTGCATTTCCGTCCATAACTTCCACGCGTTCTCATGGCGATACCCCCAGAGCTCGTCCCATACCGTCAACGACTGCATACCGCCCGCCTCACCATACGGATCACAAGGGATAGCAAGGATACGTGCGCCGTTGGCTAGGTGGATCTGGGTGTTGCCGTCCCTGTCGCGCTTTGCGACCACCTTGCGGTAGTCATCTGCGATCTCCTCGTTATAGCGATCCTCGTTCTCCTTACGCAGCGTCTTGAGCGACCCCACCACCCTCGTAAACGCCCGCTCCTGGGCTTGCGCGAGGTCATTAGCGATAGAGTAGCAGTCGCCCCCGTAGCACTTGGCCCATGCATACATCACCGCCCCGGCCACCTCCGTCTTACCGCTTTTCTTGGGACAGGAATAGACGAAGGTGTTGTAGCGCAACCGCCCGTTGACGGGGGTGAACCAGTGATTAAGGATCTTGCGCTGGTGGTCCTCCAACGCCAAGGGCTTGCCCGTCTCCGGGACCAAGTACTCCTCCTCAATGATCTGCACCATCGTGCAGTCCTGTACCTTGGTCGACGGCCCCTTCTTGAAATACTTGCGTAAGGACTTGTTGTCGCGAAAGACACCGCGATGCTTGAACTCATCCCCCCGCTTAACCAGCCGCGTCTTCTTCTTCTTCGCCTTGGGCTTGGCCTTAACCTCCATTGAAAGCCTCCAATGGATTCAACTGATCCCCATACAACACTTCGTCGGTCATTATTTCGGGATCGACATCCAAGGCATCGTGGAAGACACTGCCCTCGCGCAACCACAACTCCGGGTCATACCCCTCGATGATGCGCTTGCACCGAGTGTACAGACTGCCACGCCCAATACGGTCCCTACACTCACCCAGATCACGCACCAGCCTACCCCGCTTGTTACGCAGACCGATACGATGAATGAACCGCGCATCATCCAACGCCTGGATGATCACCGCCGCCGCCAAACGCTTCAATGGTTCGGCAGACCGCATACCCTCTGTATTGGTGCGTAACGACAAGGCACATCCCTCCCAATTAAAAAAAAAGCCCACTAGTGGTACAGCGGGCTGGAATGGGCCAGGGTGGGACAGTGGTTAAATAAAATTGAGTTATTTATATATAAAACGCGGCGGGCGTTGGATGCCTCAAGGCGCGAAGCGCACCACATTGCTGTGCGCCCGCCCATGTCGTGGGTTTTTATGATGCGGGGCTCGGCACCTCAAGGGAGGCACAAGCCCGTGGAAGGGGGGTTGGGTGGTGGGGGGGGGTACCGCGAAACCGCGACTGGTTCGATCATAGGCAATCCAGAACCCCCTTGTCAATAGCTTTTTTGTGCACATTTTTACGAATGTTTGTAACTCGCTGTGCTGCAATACTCTACGCGATTAACCTAATACTTCATATTATGGCAAATTCTGGAAATACGAAACGACCTCGCTTGCGCAAATGTGCACATTAGGGGCCGGTGGAGACCGACAATAGGGGCGATCAGAGGGTGCTGCCGATGCAGGGACCAGGGTGATACGGGGACCAAGGGGACCAGGGGGACACTGGCGATTCCTAAAATGGGGCCCCGTATTCGAGCGCGAGCCGGTGGCGGGCGGGGCGCGGGGGGCGGACGGGGGGTGGAAACGACCACCACCCCCGCCACCCATCGCCACCCGCCCGATTGATATCGAGCGCAAATTGTTGCAATCCAGGCGATTATAGCTATCACCTAATTTACTTTCTTATGTATTGATAAGTCTCCTTATCGCTACCTATCACCACCCGATCCCGTGGAAACTTGCGCACCCACGCACCCCCGCACAATGGGAAGAAAGAAAACAATTGACGGCTCCGCTAAAAAGAGTATATCGCCCACCTGTCCCGCGTCCCTCCGCGTCCCGCCGCG